CAGATCCAAAAGGTAGGTTTAAAGTTAGCTGGGTTCCACCTCAGCAATTACAGAATAGAGTGGTACTTAAAAACGGTATAAAATACCCTGGTAATGAACACATGGGAGCATTTGGTTGTGACTCTTATGATATATCAGGGACTGTAGATGGAGAAGGATCTAAAGGAGCGTTACACGGTTTAACCAGGTTTAGTATGGAGGACGCTCCTGCGAATAGCTTTTTTTTAGAATACTTATCAAGACCACCTACAGCTGAGATATTTTTTGAAGACGTTTTAATGGCATTAGTGTTTTACGGAATGCCAATACTAGCAGAGAATAACAAACCTAGATTGTTATACTATTTAAGAAGAAGAGGTTATAGGGGTTTTTCTATGAATAGACCAGATAAAACTTGGAACAAATTATCTGTAGCAGAAAAAGAAGTAGGTGGAATACCTAACTCTTCAGAAGACATAAAACAAGCTCATGCAGCAGCTATTGAAATGTATATTCAAGATCATGTTGGCATGAAGCAAGATGGAACATTTGGTAATTTGTATTTTAACGATTTGTTAAACGATTGGGGTAGATTTGATATAAACAAAAGAACAAAGTTTGATGCAACAATAAGTAGTGGTTTAGCTATAATGGCTAACAATAGGCATTTGTACGCGCCAAACGCTAAAGTTGAAAAACCAAAAATAAATATAAATATTTCTAAGTATAGTAATACTGGAACTAATTCACAAATAATAAAATAAATATGGCATATTCTGGTAAAAGTTATTTTCCAAGTCAAACTGTAAGTGATGCTGAAAAGCTTAGTTATGATTATGGTTTAAAAGTAGCTAAGGCTATAGAGACGGAATGGTTTAATGAAGATAGAAGTATTAATCGTTACATGTCTAATCATAAGGACTTTCATAATTTAAGGTTGTATGCAAGAGGTGAGCAATCTATACAAAAATATAAGGATGAGTTATCTATAAATGGTGATTTGTCCTATTTAAATTTAGACTGGAAGCCAGTACCAATTATTTCTAAATTTGTTGATATAGTTGTTAATGGTATTGCTGAAAGAACTTACGATATAAAAGCATTTTCCCAATCACCTAATGGTATTCAAAAAAGAACAGATTATATGGAGCGTGTTCTAACAGACATGAGAATGAAAGATCATGACGCTCAAATACAACAAACTTTTGGATTAGACATGAAAGAGAGTAATATGGAAGAATTACCTCAATCAGAAGAAGAGCTAGGTATACACATGCAGCTAACATACAAGCAAGCGGTTGAGCTAGCTGAAGAACAAGCTTTACGTGTTTTGTTTGAAGGTAATAATTACGAGTTAACAAAGAAAAGATTTTATTATGATTTAACGGTTTTAGGTATTGGTGCTGTTAAAACTTCTTTTAATACATCCGAAGGCGTTACCATTGATTACGTTGATCCAGCTGATCTAGTTTATTCTTATACAGATTCACCTTATTTTGATGATATATATTATGTTGGTGAAGTCAAGACTATTCCTGTAAATGAACTAGCAAAACAATTTCCTCATTTATCAGAAGAAGACCTTGAAGATATAATGAAAAATAAAAATTATAACAGAAATAATTATAACACAAGATATTCAAAAAATAAAGAAGATAACAACACAGTTCAAGTTTTATATTTTAACTATAAAACTTATATGAACGAGGTATATAAAATAAAAGAAACTGGTACTGGTGCTAGTAAAGTTATACCTAAAGATGATTCGTTTAACCCACCAGAAAATAAAGAAGGTGGTTATTCTAGATTATTAAGATCTATAGAAACTTTATACGATGGCGCTATTATATTAGGTACTGATAAATTACTTAAGTGGGAAATGGCTAAAAACATGATGCGACCTAAAAGTGATTTTACAAAGGTAAAGATGAATTATTCTATTGTCGCACCACGTATTTACGATGGTAAAATTGATTCGTTAGTAAAGCGTATCACCGGTTTTGCCGATATGATACAGTTGACACATTTAAAACTTCAGCAAGTAATGTCACGTATGGTTCCAGATGGCGTTTATTTAGATGCTGATGGTTTGGCTGAGGTTGATTTAGGTAATGGTACAAATTATAATCCACAAGAGGCTTTAAACATGTTCTTCCAAACTGGTAGTGTTATAGGTAGATCATTTACAAGCGAGGGCGATATGAACCCAGGTAAAGTACCTATTCAAGAAATAACATCAGGTAGTGGTGGTAATAAAATGCAAGCTCTTATAGGTAATTATAATTATTATCTACAAATGATTAGAGATGTAACCGGACTTAACGAAGCTAGAGATGGTAGTACTCCAGATAAAAATGCTTTAGTTGGTGTGCAAAAATTAGCAGCTGCAAACAGCAACACGGCAACAAGACATATATTGCAAGCTGGATTATTTTTAACTGCAGAAACAGCAGAGCGCTTAACGTTAAGGATATCTGATATATTAGAGTATTCACCAACAGCAGATGCTTTTATTCAAGCCATAGGTAGTCATAACGTGGCAACTTTAGAAGAAATGTCAGAGTTACATTTATATGATTTTGGTATATTTATAGAATTACAACCAGACGAAGAAGAAAAAGCTAGACTTGAAAATAATATACAAATGGCGTTGCAACAACAGAGTATAGAGTTAGAAGATGCTATTGATCTTAGAGAAATACAAAATATTAAATTAGCAAATCAACTTCTCAAAATACGTAGACAAAAGAAACAAGAAAGAGATAGACAAATGCAGTTAGAAAATATACAAGCTCAAACGCAGTCTAATACTCAAGCTGCTCAAGCATCAGCGCAAATAGAAGTTCAAAAAAACCAAACAATAAACCAAGGTAAAGCTCAATTGTTACAAGTAGAAGCCCAAATTAATGCGCAAAAAATGCAACAAGAGGCTGATCTTAAAAAAGAATTAATGGCTTTAGAGTTTCAGTATAACATGCAATTAAAAGGAGCTGAAGTCCAAGGCATGAAAAGTAGAGAAAAAGAAAAAGAGGATAGAAAAGACGAAAGAACAAAAATACAAGCTACACAACAATCTGAAATGATTGAACAAAGAAATAGTGGAAAACCACCTAAAAACTTTGAGTCCGCAGGTAATGATATACTAGGCGGAGGATTTGATTTAGGTTCGTTTGATCCTAGTTAGATTTTATTAATTATTATTATATTATATTATGGAAGAAAAAGATGAAAACGTAGTTGAAGAAACTACACAAGATAATGTTACAAAAGTTGAAATAAAAAACGAACAACAAGATGATAACATTACAAAAGTAAACTTAGATAAACCACCAACACCAAAAGAAGAAAAAAATGAAACTAAAGAAGATGACGCTGACGACAGCGGAGTGGTTGCAGAGTCTGAAAATGCCGAGCCCACACAAAAACAAGAAGAAGTACAACCGGAAGCAGAAACACAAGAAACTCCAGTACTAGAAGAAATAACTGAAGACTCTACTGAGGAAGAGGTTACTGAAGTAGAAGAAAAAGTTGAAGAAGCTGTAGCAGAAGCTGAGGCTACTGGAAAACCATTACCGGAAAACATCCAAAAGCTAGTGGACTTTATGGAGGAAACTGGTGGAGATTTAAATGACTATGTAAAGTTAAATCAGGATTACAGTGGTTTAGATGATAAAAATTTACTGTACGAATATTATAGACAAACAAAGCCTCATTTAAACAATGAAGAAATTAACTTCCTTATGGAAGATCAATTCTCTTACGACGAAGAAGAAGATGACGAAAGAGATATACGAAGAAAAAAATTAGCGTTAAAAGAGCAAGTTGCCAACGCTAAAAGCCATCTGGACGGGCAAAAGTCCAAATACTATAATGAAATCAAGGCTGGAAGTAAATTAACTCCAGAACAGCAAAAAGCTGTTGATTTCTTTAATAGATATAACAAGGAGTCAGAAGTAACTCAAAAAACAGTTAAAAAGAACTCTGATATTTTTACACAAAAAACTAATCAAGTTTTTAACGA